AAAGCCTCAAACCAATTAAATTGTCATGGCCAAAAAAAGGCAAGGTCAAGCGTTACATGCTGTCGTGCGCTCAGAACTGCACCCACGTTGATGATGCAACCTGGAAGGCTGGACTGGCGCTCGCGAAAGTCTACGATGCTGAAATTAAAATCAGTCGCTTCCGGTACGTCCACAAGCTGGAAGGGTCTGCCAAGTCTGGCACTGAAAAAGACACGTCAGAGGATTGGTACGATGAGCGCATTGAACCTTATGTCAGCGATAGGTGCGAGGAACTGGGAAAGTCGCTCGTTTGGAATGGGCACTTCCAGATATCGCCAACGGCAACAGGTCCGCTTACTGGGCTGGAAAGCTACAACGGGCGGGCTTCAGGTATTTTCCCTCACACTGCTTTCGCCATGGAAAGCGTTGCATCGATCAACCACGGCCAAGCTAAGTTCAATTTTACGACGGGCACCGTTACGCGACGAAATTATATTCAGCGAAAAGCGGGCCTGAAAGCGGAGTTCCACCATGTCTATGGTTTCCTACTTGTCGAGGTGGACCACGCTGGCCAGTGGTTCGCCCGTGAAGTCCACGCAGATATTTCAGGGACGATATGCGATCTGGACGTGGTGGCGTATGCCGACGGTGTGGTTCAAAAGCTATCACGGGCCGACAAGACCAACCCAGCAGCGATAACCTGGGGCGATATCCACGAATCAAATATGAACCCGGAGGTGCGCGCACTGGGCTGGGGTCCGAAGGGCTCCCTCATTGACGCACTGCAACCAAGTAGGCAGTATTTTCATGATATCCTTGATTTTGAGCGCCGTTCTCACCACAATCGCAAAGACCCCTTCGCACTATTCCACCACCATGTCAGTGGCACTGAGAGCATTGCAGATGAGTGCAAAGGCGTCGGGGCGTTTCTTGCGTATTCCAGTCGCCCGTGGTGCAAGAGCTATGTGGTTTCGTCCAACCACGACCGACACCTGGACCGCTACATAAAAGAGGCAGATTGGCGCAATGATCTGGTTAATGCCGAATTTTATGCCCAAGCACTTACAGCAATATTGCGAGCCATTAGGGCCAAAACATCGCTCAACACCCTACAATGGGCTGTTGGGTGGCTCCATCCGGTGGCGGGAATCAAGTGGCTCAAGCAAGGCGAGAGCAGTATCGTCCACGGCATAGAGTGCGGTATGCACTTTGACCAAGGCCCCAACGGGTCGCGGGGCTCTGCGAACAACATCGCGAAGCTGGGACGCAAGGCCAACGGTGGCCACTCGCACACGGCACGGGCCGTGCAGGGTGTCAGGCAGGCGGGCACTTCCGGGAATCTTTCGCCGGAATACATAAAAGGCTCGCCAAGCTCTTGGTCTGCGATGCATATCGTGACACACTTTACAGGCAAGAGGCAGTTTGTGCATATGCGGCAGGGTCGCTGGTGCGCGCCTCGTGGGGATATTTACAAGAGGCTGGGATGATAAGCCTGCATATCTGGAGTTGTGGCCCATACGTTCCGCAGCATTACTGGCGCACACGGCATGGGCATGTCGCCGGGCACAATCACGACATGGCGCACATAGCGAGGATTCATGTGTAGGTGGGTGTGGACATATGGACATAATGCCACGTCTGGCGGGGGGCGTTTTTGATCCGTCTAATTCGGCCCATACTGCCAGCAGGCGGGTGACTTCTATGTTTCGGGGATGCCCAGCCGTTTCGCCACAGTATGAGCCATGATCGCCGCCCTTAAATGTTTCTGGAGCACTAATGGTACGTGGTGGGATATCCACACCATGCACCCATATGTGGCCAGCGGTTATTTTCCATTCCACCCAGGTTCCTCTCTTTCAAACAGGACTCAATATGTCGCTCGATAAATTCATGATGCCCCAGGCTCAGTTGGCCAAGCGCCGCCTCTCCATCGGAGGCAGTGACGCCAACACAATCATGTCGGGCGATGTTGACCGCCTACAGAAGCTTTGGGAGGAAAAGCTGGGACGTGGGAAGCCTGAGCCCCCAAGCATTAACATGCTGATGGGAACGGCTACCGAGGAATTGAACGCAGCGTGGTATGAGCACGTCACCTCAGACGCCGTGATTGACCGGCAGCTTTCGCCGTCCACCACAATCCGGGTAGGTGATATCGAATACATCGCGCACGCCACACTCGACGGCACATGCGGCAACAGCACGAAGGTATGGGAGGCCAAGCACACGTCTGGCTATGACTTCCAGACGCGGGAGAAGCGCAGCGCTGAGACACTGGCGTCCTACTACATGCCGCAGCTTCAGCACAACATGATGGTCACCGGCTTGGGCCGCGCCGTGCTGAGCTTGTTTTTCGACAATAACCGGCATGAGTTTGTCGAAGTCGAAGCCGACCCGTTCTACCAGGACATGCTCGCAGACCGCGAAGCTATTTTCTGGCAGAGCGTCGTGAACAAGAGCCCACCCAAGGGCATGGCGGCGATCAACGCCAAGGCCGATATCGTCGCTGAGCGTGTTGTGGACATGACTGGCAACAATCAGTGGGCAGAGTTCGCAGACAAATGGATCGCCAACAAGCAAGCGGCCAGTGATTTCGACTCGGCTGTGTCTGGAATTAAATCCCTGCTCGACTCCGACGTTGCCAAGGCTACGGGCCATGGTCTACTGGTCAAGCGCGACAAGAGGGGATCGGTCAAGATCAGCGCGGCGTGATCTGGTTAATTTCCTGGGAAACGAGCAAGCTGTTTTTTGAAAGTCCAGGCGGGGGCGGGGTTTGTGGCAGCTTCTTTTGCAGCAGCGCAATTCGCGCCAAGGAATACCACCGCAGGTGGATGAAGGGGGCGTGATGCCTATTTTGGTTGGCGCTGTTTTGAATTGGTGGGACGCTCACCTTGTTGGGGTCCATGGCAGTGGCCGGTCCTACGGAGGCCGGTTCGTTTCCAGTGGGCATCCGTGGGGCTCTGAGTGCAACGGTCCTGACTGCACACCTCGGTTTGTTCCGCGGTACGAGCGCGAGGGCAAGGGGTGGCTGTATGCCCGCTAGGACACTCACCAAACAGTTGGGCGGCAACTGGCTCGGCACGTCTGGCGAGGCTGCGTGCCCCGTGTGCCAGCCGGAGCGGAGGCGCGATCAACACGCGCTAACCATTTCGTGGCTGAATGGGCGCTTGCTCCTGAATTGCAAAAAGAGCGGGTGCAAATACACCGACGTTCTAAAGCTGGCTCAGTTTCCGCTATCCGCTACAACGGATAATTCGCAGTTACCCGCTACACCGGCTAAAATCGAGGCTGGCAAGCGGCGGGTGGCGGCTGCCGTCCTGGCGGAACAGATTATGGCGGCTTCGGAAAAGCGCAGGCATGATTATTTGCGCAAAAAAGGCTTCCCCACACTACAGCTTCCCACGCTCTCATACGGTGCGCTGCGGGAATTTATGTATCCGCCCAAGGCTCTTGGAAACCTCTCCAATCAGGATTTGCTGCTATGTGTCCCGCTTTCTACGCCAACAGGCACTCTGACTTCCCTGCAGCTAGTCAGCGATACTGGGTCGAAAGCATTCTTGCCGGGCGGACGCATTGGGGGTTCTGGATGGTTCCCATGCGAGCATGGGGCACGTCCAATGGTGCTGTGCGAGGGCGTGGCTACCGCCTTGAGTATCCTCCGTTCCTCCAAGCGTATTGAGAGCATTGTGAGCGTGGGGGCATGTATGAGCGCGGGTGGCGTGGCGTACATGGGGCGGTCGGGCATGGGCGACGCCGTAATGGCCGACAACGATATATCCGGCACCGGGAAGCGAGCCGCCCAGGAAACGGGCCTGCTCTACAAGATGCCGCCGAAACTGGGTGAGGATTTCAATGATCTGGAACAACGCTCGCCTTCTGAGGCTGACGCTCTACTCAGAGCCATTAGCTTTGGCATTGAATGGACCGTACAGAAACGGGCTAGTCCACCGCTGCGGCGGGCGGCCAAATCGTAATGGGGTATCCGAATACCGCCTTAAACAATTTCGCTTTGATCCTGAATGCTGGCATTTTGGCGGTAAAGGCTGACTTCACGTCCTCGGTAACGTGCCTGCCGTTCACGTCATAGTCGAAGTCGGACTTGTACCAGCACACCAAATTGTCATTAACTACAAGGTTGTAGCGCACCTGCCGTCGGAGGTTCTGGATTTTCCCAGCGCGCTCCAGTCGAATTAATTCGACGCCACGCTTGCTCTCCAGGATTGAGTCGTACTTGATCCCGTCAATTTCGACTTTCTTGTTCCTGAATTTCGGGCGTGCCATTAATTGACCAGGAGCGCTTGAATAAGCGAGCGGATACCTTCCGACACGATGGCGCGGGATTTATCGCTCGTGTAGGCTTGTTTCAGGATGCGGTTGAACGTCTCGATATCTCGGGTGAACATGGCTTCCGCCATTTTCTCCGACCGAGACGCCGACATGCCCATATTTTTCAGACCGGCAATCGCCTTCTTCGTGAGCGACGCCTTGTAGCCTGGACCCATGCGGCCAGACATACCGCCCAGCACATCGAGCGCGCCATTCAGCGAGCTTGAGAGCGCCTTTTCTTCCGCCTCTTTCGGGACGATACGATTAAGGTTGGTCGCAGCCTTCACTTCGACGCGGCCAAGCTCTTTCAGCGTGTCAGCCGTTTTCTGGCCAGCCACAGACGCAACGCGATCCGTCACAGCGCCGTCAGCGAGGGCCTTGGCGGTGGAGAGGGCCTGAGCGGGCGACTGCCCAGCCTTGTTGGCGATGGAGCCACGGGCGACTTCTGCGAGCGGAGCGCCTTCACCAGCGCGAGCCGTGACGGCCTTGAACTCGTCGGTCGTCTCCGTCATGATTTTTTTCGCCGCGGAAACAGCCTGTTTATTCCGCAGAAACAGTTCCTTGATTTTGGAAGCCTCTGCCGCTGCCTTGGCCTGGATAGCCTCAATGTCGGCAGCAGCTTTGGCTTTCGCGACTTTGGCAGCCTCGGAAGCGGAGTCTTTTGTGGCGCGCACGGCGTCGGAATAAAGATTTTTCGCGGATTTGATTTCCGCGGTAATTTCGCCCAGGCGGTTGAGGCTCTTGTTGAGCGAGTCCATGAGCTTCACGCCGTCATTGCCCATCGTGCGGGCAATTTCCCCAGCACTCTCAGCCATCTTGTAGCCCATACGCACCACATCGGGAGCGCGGCCAAATGCGGCGTCAGCTTCTTTCAGGGCGGCGGCGGCACTGGAGGCACCAGCGTACTTGCCCAGGAATTGTTCGTATGCGGGAACCTGTTCACCAGCGAGCCCACGGAGCTTTTCGGCCATGTCGAGAAATTCCCGACCGCCATTCTTTTTGCCCTCGGTAATCAGCAGCTTGCGCAGGATATCGGCGTCGCCAATGGGCAACTGGAAATATCCGCCTTCGGAGGCGTTCTTGAGGGCACCAGCGATGCGACCTTTGAGGGCCGTGGAGTCTTTCAGGCCACCGATAGCGGTAACCATGAGGTCGAGGCCGTTTTGCGTGGCGACGGCGGCGTTGATCTGGTCACCCTTGACCGTCACAAGCTCGTCAGCGAGTCCGGTATCGCGCATGGCTTTGTTGCCCCACTTGCGAATATCTGCTTTTTCCACCAGACGGTTTTTGACTTCGCGACGTGCGAGGGCCTGGACTTCCTTTAGGTCGGTAATTTCAGCGGCGTGGGAACGGCGCATAGCTTCCAGAGCGTCCTGGTTACCGCTGGCAGCCTTGGCCAGAAGCTCGTCAGTGGCGTCGGCAACACCCTTGGATGCGGCTACAGCCTCGCTCTTGGTCGCTTGCAGAGCGGCGTTACCAGCGGCTTGCTCAGCCTGCATGGCAGCGTTCTGCGTCATCGTGGGGCCGGTCGCGCTGATAGCGTCGCGCATTTCACCGGGGCGGGCAATCAAGGCGTCGTTTTCGGCTTGGGCCGCGACACGTCCGACGGTATCCCGCTCATTGGCGAGGCGCGCGAAGGTGCGAACGGTATCCTCGTCCGCCAGTTCCGCTACGGAAAGAGGCTTACCGCGTTGCGCAATGGCGTTTTTCTGCATGGCGTCGAGGTCAGCAGCCGACATTTTCAAGCGGTTCACAACGTCCTGAGCCTGCTTGCGCAGCACGGAGTCACTCTCGCGACCCAGCACCTTGTCCACCAGAGCGCCGGTATTGCGTGCAACCTTCTCGCCAATGACGGCGATGGGCTTGGCGACGGCATTACCCAGCAGTTCGCCAGCCTTACCAGCGACGGCACCAACGCCGGTGTCCACCACCAGCCCCATGGGGTCGAGGATTTTTCCTTCGCCCAGGCTGTGAGCGGCACCCAGCACGGCACCCTGTTTCGCGGCACCAGTAATGCCAGCGGCTTTCAGGCCACTCGCACCAGCGGCGTAGCCCGCCATTTCACCGATAAAGCGCTCAGCGCCGTGTTCCTTGGCCAGTTGTTCGCCCTGTTGGCGGGCCTGACTGAAACGCTCAGCGGGATCGAATTTCCCGTTGGCCACGTCTGCGATAGTTGCAATTGCAGCAATCGGAGCGTTGACGAGAATATCCTCGCCAGCCTGACCACCGATGCCCGCAACACCACGGCCAGCCGACTCCAAGCCCTTGACAGCTCCAGGGAGAAATTTCGACATATCGGCTTTGCCCGCCAGAATATTATCGACACCGCGGAGGAAATCGGGGCCTTGCTGTTTCTTGCGGTCGGCCATGTATTCCGGATTGAGCGCGTTAAGCTCATCGTACAGCTTGGAGGCCGTCGCGTTGTCGCCTTTGTCAATGGCGGCGTTATATTCTACAGCCTTGCTTTTGAAGGTGTTTTGCTTGGAGATTACGCCCTTCATGACGCGATCCACCACAGCATCCGGCGTGCCGTCCGGAAACTCGTGGATACTGCCGTCCGGAGCCTGAGCTTGAATGGGCATTATTTAATCCGGTTACCCTCTGCGTCGTACCTGATTACCGTACCAGATGGCGTGGGGGAAGCAACTGCCGCGGTAGTTCCGCCAGCCGCGACTTGCTCCTGAGCAATTTTCATCGACTTGGCAAAAATCTGCTCAAGCTGATCCACGGCGTTCATCATGACAGACACATCGGACGTGCCGTCATTGATGATTTTCATGATCCGGTCCACCTCTTTAGGGGTGTCGAACAGCTTCGCAGCGCCCATGCCCGGCAGAGCGCGGATCGATTGCGCGATACCATTGGCCGTCTGGTCAACTTGGTCGCGGATATTCTGTTGTTCGGGGCTGAAAAACTGTTGCACAGCTTTCCCCACGCCAAACGGCAGGTCTTGCATGGCACCTGAGTTCGCCATGGAGGCCCCTGCACGGGTAGCGCCGCCCTGGGTCGCGTTGTCCACGAACGTACCATTGCGAGCGCCAGCGATGATATTTTTGCGCAGCGTATTAATCTGAGCGGCAATGACCGTCGGGTCTGCGAATCCGGAGCCGTCGGCAGAGCCGCCACCAGCAGCGTTTGCGCGGGTATTGGCTGCACCGGCCATCGACATTTTGTAGGCGTCGTCGGTCTTGTTGCGAGCAACGCCCGTGTCGATAACAGAGCCGTCATCGGCAAGCACCTTAATAGTGTCGGTCGCGCTATCGAGCACGGTGTTGGGCTTGGCGGGGCCTTTGCCGAGGGCGCGTGCAGCAGCGTCGTAGCCACCTTGGGCGACCATATCGAGCGTCTGTTGGTCGAAGATATTTGGGTTGGCCTGCGAGAACGCAGCGACAGCGCCAGCGAAGTCTTTCTTGCCGCCAACAGTATTTTTCAGGCCGTCGAGAATGCGAAGCTGGGTAGCGTTTTTGGTTGCCGTCGTGGCAGCGGTACGCGCGTCAGTATCGTTCTGGATTGCCAGAGTTCCCGTGGGATCGATTTGGGCCGCGGTAGCGTAGTCCTGGTTCGCAATCGCCTCACGGAAGCGAGCCTTGCGCTCGTCATCAATGCCGCCCTGGACCACCGTGCGGCGGTTTTGGGCGTACACCGGGTCAACGATGGCCGCGGTATTGTCGAGGGGCTTGGTGTCGTATTCCTCACCCATCGAGGCAGCGCGGGAGGCAGCAGAGCGCACGCTGGCAAGGTCATTGCCCGCCATGGAGTTCTGGCGCTGGGTATTAAAATCGGCAGCGTCGCCGCCACCCAGAATATTACGGATGAAATTCGCGCCACCCTGGACGCCGTTGTCCTGGTAGCCGTTGTCGGGCTTTCCGCCAATCAGCGTCGTGAGAAATTCGGAAAATGGATCGACAGCCTTCGGGGGCGGGATCGCGTCGGCTTGCACAACGATGCGGTCGCCAGCCGGGTCAACGGCAGCGCCGCCCAGCATACGAGCCAGGGCATCGGCACCTGACGCAGACTTGGTTTTCTGCGCCACGCCCATGAGGTTATTCAGGATAGCTGAAAGAGCCATTACTTCTTCTGTTCTTTTGCAGCCAAATCACGATACTTTTTTTGCTCTGCGGGGGATGCAGCGCCGTAGTTAAATCCTGGTTTCGTCGCGTCCGTCCACTGCATTGTGGGCTTTGCAGCGGGGGTCTTCTTGTCTCCCTCGCTCATGATCTTTGTCACCACTTTGCCAAGCTTCATTTTACTGGCCTTTCATGGCGTCTGAGAGGGTGCCGAACGGATCGAATATTGCGCGGGGCAGCGAGCTTTGACCGGGCTGCCTATGCGTGGGGGTGATAGGGTTGACGTTACGGTTTGTCGCAACGCCGCCGACGCCCTCACGGGTTTGTTTCTGCATCATGTATTGCTGGAGCTTTTGCGTCTCCATGTCGGTGCGAGGCTGGCCCTTTTGAACCTTCTGCATAATCGCGGCATATTCTTCCGGGGACACGGCCATGCCCTGGATGGTTTGCGGAGCCGCGCCAATCATGAGGTCGCTAAGAGCCGTCGCTTGCCCAGCCTTGGGTTGCTGAGCTTGCGCAGCCTGCGACATTTGCATGAGCTTCATGAGCAGGTCTTGCATTAGCCGCCCCCGAACAGACCGCCCAGAGCGCCGAAAATGCCACCCTTGGATTTCGCGGTTCCCTCGGCAGCCTTGGAGCCCAGCGTAGCGCCGACATTGGCTTGCGCGCCAGCGGCGTCGAGGCCGACAGACTGTTGGTTCATGAGGTTTTTCAGGAAGTCGCCAAACGAGCCCTGCGCCAGATTGGCGGCGGTCGTCTGGAATACCTTACCCGTTCCACTGGACCCCAGAAGGCCACGCGCAGCAGCGTTGGACGTGACGCCATTAAGCGCAGCGTTCTGGGTATCCTGGAAACCCGTGCTTTCGCGGAATTTGTCGAGCCCTTCGGCACCGGCAGTTCCGCCACCCAGACCAAGCAGCGAGGAAATAAGGCTGGTAGCCCCAGTGCCAGCAGCGGCATAGGGGTCAAAGCGGGCTTGCTCGGTGTTTTTCAGGCCGGTTAGGGCTTGCCCGAGATATTTGCCTTGTTTTTGGCCTGCGAGGTTCCCGAAAAATCCGCCAAGATTAATCGGGGCACCGCCAATGTTCTGACCAGCCATATTGACCTACTTACTTGGACCCGACGGGGCCTTTGGTGAGGAAGCGGAGATACACGTTCAGGACCGCGACCAGACCCAGGACGCCAGCAACAGCCGCGTCGAAAGCGCCAGAAACGGTGTCGAATTGTGCGCCGACAGCTTCGGGGGTGAGGCCAGCAAGCTCAGCAGCCGGGATGACACCCAGCGCCGTCAGGGCCGCAGCGACCATGGCGATACCCTGCACGATGAGGGTTCGGTAGCCTTTGATTTTAGCCAGAATATCCATTAAACATTCTCCGGTTTTGCTGTTTCGTTCACCTTAGCCATGGCCTGCACGGCCTGCAAGGCGTCGTTGCGCTCAGCGGTGATTTGCTCGATTTGCTGCTCTTTCTGGGAAATCTCCACATGGGCGATATCCACCGCAGCCTGCGCCGCCAGATTGAGCGTTGCCATTGCAGCGCCGAGGTCCAGGCCGAGTTCAACCGCCTTGGCGGCATTGCACTGGAACGGGCCGGAAGTGACCTTTTCACCGTCGCTGTAAGTTTTTACGGTCACGTAATCCACATGGTAGCCAAACCCACGCTCGGGCTGGTTAATGTCGTGGATTTGAGCGTAAAAGCTCACAACTTTGTTTTCGGTCGAGACAAGCATTCTTTATTCCTCTTAAAACAATTCGGTGATTAAAATTAGTCCGTCGCCACCACGGCCACCTGCGCCACCAGTGGCTCCGCCGCCGCCACCACCACCGCCAGAGCCTCTGCCGCCAGCGCCACCAGCGCCTCCGACACCAGCGTTGCTTGAGCCACCGCCAGAGCCGCCAGACGCAAACAAGGGCTTGAAAGAAGATATACCACCGTTTCCGGGGTTTGGGCCAGCGACACCGCCTGCGATTGTGGGAATAAATCCAGTTGCCGTAATTGCGCCACCCGCTTGGTCGGCAGCCGTTACACCGCCACCACCAGCGCCGCCGCACACGATACGCGCCGGAGTAACAGACGCACCAGCAGCAGCGACAGCGCCACCCAGAGCGCCAGCCGTACCGGCGATGGCGACGAAAGGCCCAAGGTCGGAAAACATGCCGTTTGTGCCGATTGCACCAGCCGCACCAGCCGCACCAGCAGCAGCGCCAGTACCAGTACCGCCCGCGCCACCGCCACCCACGGTGTAGACGTTGAACACGGTTGCTGTGGGTGGACGAAACCCCAGGACGCTAGCGCCACCAGCGGTTACCGCAGCGCCACCTACGCCTACCTGGAAAAACAACGTGTCAGGAAGAATGAGCGTGGGGAGAGTAATACGGAAAATGCCTCCACCGCCACCGCCGCCACCGCCACCGCGAGCAGCACCAGCAGCAGCGGTGAAGCCGTTACCGCCACCGCCACCAGCGCCAATCATCAGGATTTGTAGCGCCACCACGTTCGCCGGGACGCTGTAGGACTGCCAATCAGCACCCTTTGCCGTCAGGATTGTGGAACGCTTGTCGATCCTGATGATTGGAGCCGGATCAAACATTAGTAGTCCCCGCCAACCGCCGTAACGGCGTAGCCACCAGCAACAAGCGTGCCGAGCGTGACGAAAATAGTCCAGCCAGCGGGAAGGGCGATGCCAAGCGGAAGGTCGAGGCCGACAATGGCGGCGATTTCCGTGTTGGTTGTGGCTGGCAAACCGACTTCCTCGTAAAGAATATTATTGGTCGCCGTAGCGTTTGTTCCGCCATTGTTGAGGAATACCCGCAGCACCGTTGCCACGTTGGTTCCCCTGGGGCGTATTTTCAACTTTTGCACGAAAGCGCCATCAGCGCCCGCCGTGAAAATTGTGCTGACCGTGCCTGTGCCGTCTTTTGCCGTGTTCGCGGCTGTGATGCCGTTAACGAAAGCGATATTCGGAATATCGGTGAAAATTGGGGCTGTGTTGGCAACCATTAGAAATACCTCTTAAAAATACGTCGAGTTACGAATGCCCATAATCAGGCCGATGCTGACGCCGCCAGAGCCGCCGCCTGGAATGGTCACGTCAACCTGTCCACCACCAGCGTTTGTAGCCGTAACTCCAGCGCCAACAAAGTTCAAAGTTGTAGCGCCAGCAAGGACCGAAACACCTTCGTCTTCTACGTCAACGCCGCCGCCAGACGAGACACTGAGACTCCCGGCGTCAATAATATTCCAGGTCGTGCCGTCATATTCAAACGTGCAGTATTGGTTGGTAGCCGTAAGCGAGAACGTGGTGCCGCCAGCAATATCCCAGTTAAATGCACCGCCGCCGAGACGAACGAAGTGGGCCCGGTCGCCGTTGCGAGCGCCCGTGGTCGAAAGCGTAGCCGTGCGCAGAGCGGTAAGGGTTGCGTTTCCGCGAATTACAGGGGCGTTGGTTAGGCGGGTCCATGTGAAGGTGTGCCCGGCATCCGTCGCAATCGTTGCGGTGCCTTCTTCCTTTACGCGGTTCCAGCCCGTACCATCAGATTGCAGCAAGCCTTGTCCGCCGCCGAGGTCGGAGCAATGGATGAGTCCGGTAGTCGTGATCGTCGGGAGCGTTCCAATAGTGTAGGAGCGCGGGCGGAAAATACGGTTGCTATCAATAACAACGTTAGCGCCGTACATGCTAAGGCCGCTCGCGTACTGCCAGCGCATAAATTCGGTAAGCGTCACGCTCCCCGCAGGCGAGAGGTTGACAGCCATCCGCCCCTCCATGTCTGTAGCGGAGGGGGTTGCGGCAACAACGCTCGTGATGATTTGGGAGACGGTTTGAAACGCCGCTCCGTCATACCCGTTGAAGTTGTTTGCCCCGATTTGGTCCAAAGAGGAAAGAACGGTAGGTGCGGCGAACGTCCCGCGAGCGTGGCGTTGGGTAATGTTCACCCCACCGCTGCTCGTCTGGTAGCGAGTAAAGTTGGAGACGCCTACTGTATTGTCCCCAATTACGTTAATCGCGGCCCCGCCAGTAATGCTGACGGTAAGTCCGTTACCGCCAGAATTTGAAACAAAAAGCCCGCTGCCGGAGCCAATGCCGGTAATGGTCTGGTTATCTGTGAAAAAGTTGGCCAGCGCGAGCCCGGCCTTCTCCGTGTCAAGCTCGTTGATAGCTGCCTGGGCGTCGGTCGCGACGATATTCCCGGCAGGGGTGTTGGTAATTTGCGCCGCGTCGTAGTCGCCAGACAGAGCCACAACCGCGCCGGAGCGACCGAACACGCTGGAAACGCCGCCAGACGAAATGCTGAGACTCCCAGCATCAATCAGGTTCCACGCGGCCCCATCGTACTCAAACGTGCAATATTGATCCGCAGCCGTGAGTGAGAATGTCGTGCCGCCAGCAATATCCCAGTTAAAAGCACCACCGCCAAGGCGGACAAAGTGCGCCCGAGCCCCGTTGCGAGCGCCCGTGGTCGAGAGCGTAGCCGTGCGAACAGCCGTGAGGGCAGCGTTACCGCGGATTGTGGGTGCGTTGGTAAGATAGGTCCACGTAAAGGTGTGGGCCGCATCGGTCGCAATCGTCGCCGTGCCTTCCTCTTTGACGCGGTTCCAGTTGGTGCCGTCAGATTGCAGCAGGCCGGGTCCACCGCCGAGGTCGGAGCAATGGATGATACCCGTCGTGGTAATCGTAGGGAGCGTTCCAACGGTGTACGAGCGCGGACGATGGATGCGGTTCTGGTCGATAACGATGTTGCCCGTGCCGCCACCGCCAACCTGAATGCCTCGATCCACATCAACGCGGAACATGCCGTTCGTGAGCGTCGTCGTGCCGGGCGCGATCAGGTTTACGTTGAAACTTGCGCCGGAAGCCGTGTCGGTCCAATTTTCGGTGGCGGAAATGGAGATGTTTGCGCGCGTACCAATAACGGCTGTGGTGCCATAGCCCTGTCCTGCCATAGTTAGCAGGTTTTGACCGCTTAGAACCCCCGACGGTGCGGCGGCGGTTCCGTTTGAACGCTTTCCGATATACTGTGACGAAGCGCCGTAGGTTTCAAGAACAACCCCCGTGCGCGCTCCACTGTCCGCTCCGACAATGTGTAGCAGCGCAAGCCCCGACAGAGACATGGGCGTTACGTTCAGAGTGATCTGCTGTTGCAGCGAGAAGTTGTTCACCGCGTCTATGCGCGGCAATTTCAGGTCGGTATAGGCGCAATCCTCCCACTCGCCAGCGCCAGCCGTCTTGCGACCCAAGATGTTGTACTGCGCCGCAGCATTGATGAGCTTTGCAAGCGCGACCGAATTGTCAGCGTTGCTTAGTTTTTCAGCATCAAGCTCGTCAATTGCGCCCTGCACGTCGGTCGCGGCAATGGAGCCAGCAGGGGTGTTCGTTACCAGGGCTGCCGAATAATCACCAGCTACAGCAACTACGTTACCAGAGCGGCCAAAGACGCTAGCGACGGGGCCGGAGCCACTGGCGTTAGACGTGATCGCCCAGCCATCTTCCAGGGACCACGTAAGTGATTTTCCTGTCGGAATTACGTCTTTCCAGACAATGGTGGGGGTGCCCGACACGTCAATGGAAATCGTCAGCGTGAGGTCCGTCACGCCGTTATTGAATATATTGATGTTTTTGATTTGACGCTGGGTTGACGCAGCGGGAGCCGACAGTATGGTTACCGGGGTCGTGCTGTTGGAGACGCTGAGTTGCTGGCCATCCGTAAGCGTGGTGGTCGTGAGGTCGGCATACGAAACCTGAATAGGCCATTGCGCGCTGGGGACGCCAGACAGCACAGCTTGCAGGGTGTTCGTGGTGGCGACAAGAATCATATTAAAATCCTAGCGAAACCCTAGCCATTACTTGCGGATGATCCAAGCCCGATACACCACCAGACCCAGGTTCACCTTCAATCGACAACTGCACAAATGCGCCAGCGACCATGGTGCCCACGTTCCCAGCAGCCAGCGACAGCGTAGCAAACTGCCATTGCCCCACGTAGGAGACGCCGGGAGCGTTGAGGTGGTATCCCGTTGCGGAGCCCGTTGGGTCGGTAGCAACGCCACAAATGGACGTGCCGAGGGCTCCGTTGGCGAACGTGGTCGAAATCAAATAATACGTTCCCGCCACCATGGTAACAGGCGTGGGAAGATCAAACCTGACGGCGCGCATATCCGTGGTGCCAACGGTAACTGTGTTGGTGGTGCCCAGCACGGTATCCACAGTCGCCGCGGTGACGTTCTGAATATCCGGGGAGCCGATGGTAACGCCGGTCAGGCTGGAAATCTGCGCCAGATATTGGTCGGTCGTGGCTGCGGGATCGATCCAGGCCGTAATATGCGAGACGGTAATATCCACGTCGGGTTTAAAAATAATACCCTTGGTCGCGAACGCCGTGCCAGAGCGCGTGCCCGTGAAGGAGCCCGACGCACCGCTGAAAAATGAGCTTCCCGAGCCACCGCCGCCCGTTTGGTCCACCCAGGCCGGATCAACACCCGCGCCATTGGTGGAGAGAACCTGACCCGCGACCCCAGGGGGCAACCCCACCCACGAAGCCGCCCCACGATAAAGCACCGAGCCCTGCGTGGACGCGATCTGGTCGAGGATTGCCGAGGCATTGGCGTCGATGGTGATAGGCGCGTCTTTGAGTGCGCCGCCGCCGTCCAGGCCAGCACCCGCAATAATCTCTGCATTTTCAAGGGTTTGAATATTCCGCTCAATTCCCGCGAGCGAATAAACATAGTCCACGAGCCGGTTCCACTGGGTCGCAAAGAACTCAGTGGCCATCCCGCCTGGGGTTTTTACGATAGGCGCGTAGCCGATAGGGTCAACACGCCGCTCTTTGACGGTCTTAGGAGTTGTCGCCATCGCCATCCCCCAGTCGGACTTTGAGCGACTGAATACGCTTCAGCGTGCCCTCATCCTCAACTTGGTAAATGCGGCCTGGAGCGCGCACGGACCCGAGGTTGCGGAACATGACATTAGCGTCACGCACGCCAGCGGTCATGGTGACAATCTTGTCGGTGGAGAAGGTTTCGCCCTCATTGTCGGAGTAGCGAATAATCACATCACCGCCCCGCAGGCCGATGGAGCCGAAAAGCTGGGCGTCGGGATTTTTCACGTAGCGACGAGATTGGCTCTCGATGCGCCCCGTGGCCTGGAAAGTATTCGTGCGGAACGAGTCGTCCAGGACAGACGTGGGATCGATTGAGACGAGCGAGTTGTCGGTGAGGGACGCAGCGTAATACACGTCATTCCAAACCGTGTGGAATTGCGCGTTCCACAGTTCCAGCGACCCAGACGCCCATTTTGCCCACTGGCCCGTCGTAGTGTCGAATACGTAGGTGCCCTGGCCCTGGACGTGGATGCCGTAGAAAAAGTGCCCATCAATATTATAATCGAACGACATTGCGGAAAGCGGAAGGGTCGGAATGGTCCCCTCCGCAGCAATGACGAGCGCGTCCATATGTTCAACCCTGAGCACCGTTCGTTTTCCTTCGTCGGTCCCGATTACCGAGGTGTCGAATTGCTGCGCTCGCAGATACGGAGCGGCTTGGGCTCCGATAAGCGAGATATCAAACTCTTGCACGCGAAGCTCAGTGCCAGCGCCAAAGCCAATGACGCTGGTATCAAGCTGAGAAGTTCTGAGACGGGAATCTGCCACACCGTTACGCGGTCCTGTCTAGTTGCAACTTTGCGTCAATGAGGTCTGCCGTGGTCCAGTTGTTGCCGCCGTTGGAGCTAAAGAGGTCCACCTGCCAGCCGGGGTTTGTCGGAGCGGCAGCGTTGACGCCAGACGACGCCGCCAGCGACGAGTCGATGAGCGACGGGGTAAGCTGCGCAGAGCCGGGGCCGTACACCGAGCGCCGCGTGAACAGGCCGATAGCCTCGATACGGGTGACGCCGCGGGGAACGCGCTCCAGCTTATAGATGCCGGGTCCAGGAATATCTTCACCGCCCGTGAGGGTGCCAGCACCGGAGATAACGGCAGAGACTACGGTGGTCGTGAACGCGAGGGAGTTTCCGGCAGTGCCGGGCACAAGCGCCTCAACACTCACGATAGCCCCAGGCAGAGCCGTGGCGGAAGCATCAGCGTTGGCCGTCGTTCCCGTTCCGTACTTGGTGCCAGCGCCCGACGCGGCGTTAACGGCTGCAATAAGGTTGTCGATGGTGGTGTCTGCGTCTACGCCAATGAAAACGTCGTCTGCGACCGCGAGCACCGTCTTGAAGGTGTAGGTCTTGGACCCGATGACGCAGGTGGTGCCGTTAGTTGCGTTTGCAATGAACTCCAGCGTGCCAGAGGCCGCAATGAGCGCCGCCTGGACAAAGGTGTCGTCACGTCCCGGCTTGTCGATGGACTGATAGCCGAACAGGCCGTCATCCGTCGTAAGCTGCGTGGCGTCGCCATTCTGGGTGATAACGCGCCCGAACTGGCTGTCATCGACCGACGAGGTGTCCCAGCCCATGAGCAACTGGACATTGCCCCACGAAGGATCAGAGGCAGAGCGTGGGAAAGCTGACGTTGCGGGAGTGTATTCCGTGGGATAGCGCCCCACTCCGACCGTGTACCGGAACTCGTCAATCCAGCCGTTGAACGGGTCAGCGAGCGACGTTGCGCCAGCTTGGCGAGCGCCCACCACAAGCTGAGCCGAGGTGTTGGCGTAGGTGTTTGCGTCGGCCACGGCGGGGCCTTGGCGAACGCCGTCAATGTAGAGGCGGTTCACGCCAGCATTGCGGGAAATTGCGATGGCGTAGGGCTGGTACACGTTCGGGGTGAACGGGAAGTCGTGGACCACAACCTGAGCGCCAGACGTGCCGTCGGTGTCGATTTCCAGCGAGAGGTAATAAGCGCCGCCATTTTCGTAGAGCTTCAGGCCCCACGACACGGCTGCCGAGGGGAACCACTTGGAGGCGAGGTACTGGGTAGCCGCGGTGCCGGGCAGGCCATTCCAGCGGAACGTGCCTTCAATGGTGTAGTCGCCGGAACCAAGCTCCAGAGCCGCAGCGTCGGCGGTTCGCCACCCGCTGTTGGTATCGGGGCCTGCGTTGGGAGTTGCGCCGATCATCTGCCCCACGCCGGGTCCGAACATGCGACGGCCCGTGAAAGACCAGTCGGACGCCGGATCATCAGCGTTTGCGACCATGCGGTACACCTTCACGCCGCCGTTGGCGTACCAAGTGTTCTGCTTCGTTCCTGTTGTGTTCTTGACGATAGGCTCGCCAAAATAATACGTGCCAAGCTGCTCAGCGACGTTGTAGACGACGCGGTGCGCGATGATGCCGATGGTGCCAGCGAAGGTGAGGCCGCTGAAATTGGCGATGACGTTTCCGGCTGCATCCCGCATTTGCCAGATTGCGGAGCCAGCGCCGGTAAGCAAGCGCATTTCAAAATACGTCCACGACGCCGCCACGATGACGGGGGCCGGGGTAACGGCTATCTGGGTGCCAGCGCTGTTGTAGAGCGCCATGGTGCCCGTGGGCTCGATTGAGACGTAGCAAATGAGGGCGTTTGCGTCGCTCCGGAACTCGATACGGCGACGGCCCGCGCCAATGGGAAGGTCAGGGAAATAGAGCGGAATGCACATGAAGATTTCGGACACAGCGCCGCCAGCGAGCGAGTATCGGATATCCTGAGCGTTGGGGTCTGCGATCATCTTCCAGGCTTTGGTGCCACCGAAGCCGCCAAAAGAGGGCTCATCCACCTGGAATTTTTCGGGCGTGAGGGACGACGGCACGGAGAGCCAGACGCCAGACATGGTGGTGTCGGCGCAGTTTCCTACGGTGTAGCGGTTGGGGCTGTCAACGAACGCGAGGGCCATTTTACGTCCTTAGCCGGAAAGCTTCTTCAATTGCATGGTTTGATAGCCTTTCCCCAGACGTATTGCGACATACGCCCGTGCTATCGAAATAAATAATATCGTCCTGCATCACCTGTGCGGTGCCAGCGATAATGCCGTAACGAAGCTGGCGACCTTGGATCGGGGCAAAGGGAATATCTGCGTCACCCGTGGGGGACCAGGGCTCGATGGTAGTCTGCCCAAGCGCCCAGAACGTGCCGCCGACCGTCGCCACCTGCAACACTTGGTCGGGTTCGCTTTCCGCCTCTGCGAAGATTTCCACCCAGAACTCTGCCGGGCGAATAAAGTACATGCGCTGCGAGTCAGCGACGGAAATAATCACATACGCGGCGAGAGTGCAGACCGACGTAGCCGACGCCGAGACAGGCTCGTCTTCCGGGATACCAACGGGGACGAGGATATTGTCTCCACCGTTGAGTAGCGTACCCGCTGCCCAATTGAGGTTGACCGACGTGTCTGTGGTAACGAGAGTGTTTCCAGCCACACCTGCGATGCGTGCCTGTACCACCAGACGAGTTGGCTCGACCCGGCGCTTTTCGATGTTTGGGTTTGCCGTGAGGCTAGTAGAATATGTGCCGCCAGGAGTACCGGATGCGTCAACTGCGTCCCCAAGGTTTTGCAGCGAGCCCTCGGTCGTCAGACCAATGAGAACAAGCCACGGATCAGTAACCGTACCAGCGGGCGTTCCGGCGTCAACTCCAGAGGTGACAAATTGATAGTAAATGGCCCCCATACGGACCACATCGCCGTTCGATGGCTGACCAAGCGCGGTGAGCGTGCCCTGCGCTTTGAACTCGCCTTCGTAATACCAGAGGTTAACTCCATCAGCGAGCCACAGGCGCTCCACGCCGGGGGAGGCTTGGTAGGTGATGGAGACGGGGGCTGCGCTGTCTGAGAGCGTGCCGGTAAGGGTGGTCAGCGTCGTGCCGTCCCAGCGGTACAGGGTGCGGTTGGCGCAGACAAACAGGTCGCCACCCAGAAACCCAGGCTGCGAGAAAATACCCCGCAGGGGCGTGGAACCGAACGCCTTGTAAAAAGACGTGCCAGGACGCGCCAGCAGGGCGGTATCGTCAATGGTGGACGTAATGTCTTTTTCAAAGAAGCGGTTGAGCAGGGGGAGGTCAATTTCCCCAGCGTAATTCCGCGCCCATGTGCTACGCCCCAGGGGAACTTTGGTGATGCTCATTAGAACACCGTGCCGCGGTTACCATTCCAGCCGGTGTAGGAGTCCCAGAGGATATCAGGGTTGGCCGAGCTATTGTCCGACATATAGCGGCTATTGAACCTGGATTTCACGTCCTGGTAAATCTGAGCCGTTATTTCGTCCATCGACACGCCATAGCGCGGATTGAGCCGCAGCGCCAAATCGATGCTGAAAAGGGTATCGAACTCTGTAGGAAAAGGAATATTCTGGGAAAGGCCCAGGTCCGTAACGGTAATCCACTGCCCCAAATCCCTACGGTATAGTAGGTTGACACCCACGCCGGAGGTTGAAAGGGTAATGCTGACGCCATCATCAACGAGGTTACCATTGCCCACCAGGGTCAGAGGGAAAGTGCCGAAATTCTTGCCCACATCGATAACGATGAGGCGCGATCCGTCGCTAGGGGACGGCGGCAGCAGCACGGAGTACGTGTTGTCCATGATGCAGTTGAGGTAAACGTCCTGCGGCAATGCCGTATGTGGCACGAAAGACGTGAAGTCGCGCAACACAACCCCACGCTGTTGCTTAATGGACGAAACAGCGCCCAGCCAGCACGTCAGCACGGGGGGGCGGATACGCCGCGACACCACACCTTGCAGCAGGGTAAGCGCTTCCGCTTGTTCATCATCCGTGGGAGGAACATTGAGGTCCAGGATTTGGGATTCCCGGAACGCCTGACGGATGATGGCCTGAGCAGTGGTCACTTATTCTACCGTGATTTTTCCGAGGGCGACGAGTTTTTCGTAGAGAGTGCGTGGGGCAGCGTTAGCGTGTATTTTCTCCCCCTCTTTACGAAGCATTTGGATGAGGGCGGTCTTGTAGTAGCCGCCGTGAGCGTCAGGGCCGTCTTCAGGCTTCGCGGCGTCGGGCTCCACAATCAGGTGAGCTTCCTCGGGCGGATACCAGCCGACAGGCACGTCTTCCGGTTTTTCAAAAATACCGGATGCGCCGCCAGGACCGAAGCGCCAGGATGGCCAAGCAACAAAACTCATTTATTCCTCCTAAGCAACCATGGGCTGCGGGTAAAACCACTCACCGTCCTCGTACTCATCCTCATCATCCGACTCGTCTAGCGGGTCGATGATTTCTTCTGGAAGTATGAGCCAGATGACGGACATTTCATACCTTATTGGTCCCGAATGACGCCGAACTCAACATCGCCTTGCAGGGCTTTTTGCTGCGGGACGCGCACATAAAAGAGCGCTGCCGTCGCTGCCGGATAAAGCTGCTGGAACTCCCAGCCGCTAGAACCCTGATCGTTGTTGGGAAGATGGGTCGTGAACCCGGTTGCGTCGTTCGGAGCGCCAGCGGCGGTAACGGCAAGCTGCCACTTCACGCCGTCACGAATGCGAACCTTCAGGAAGACGGGGTTGGTCGCAACCAGCACCCAGTCGGTGGTTTTATCGCCAGGGGGGACGGCAATATTGACGCTGGAATAAGCCATTTTAAGCTCCGAAATTCATCTTTTGGATGCTATCCAAGTTGTTTCTCGTAAACAATACGCCCCGCCTTTTTAGGTGCGGGGCGCTTGCTAGTTGCTACATCACTCAGCCTTAGCCGTTGATGCGGACCACTTTGAACCGTCCGAACGCTTCCGTGTTGAACTGGTACGGAGTGTCGAAACGAGTGATCGTGGAGCCGGTGTTGCCGTTGGAGTAACGGTGGGCGCGGAGGGTCAGCGGAACCGACTTCATCTTGCGCTTGGCGTTCTCACCCGACGGCAGGTCTTCCAGGTCAGCCGAGATAACACGGCCCACGCTGCGAGCCACGATGGCGCGCTGGACGTAGTTCGTGCTGGCGGCACCAACCCAGGTGATGACAGCGTTGTCAGCCGGGGCAGCCTGGACGGTCGCGTTGGCGTTGTTGACACCAAGGTCGCCCGTGACAGTCGCGTTCTGCACGACGATGGCCGGGAAGATACGGAGAGCCGCCACAGCGCCACCCGCGTCTGCCGTTGCATCGCCAACAACACGGAACTGCTGGAGACGGCCCATGGACGCACCTTTGCGGTTGTCCCAGGCGTTGACGCCAGCGATGGTGAAGACTTCGCCATCTTTGATCGTCGCGTTGGCACCGAAGCCGTCCGCCGCGATGGTCTGCGTGAGGAAGCGACCATTGGTCGTGGTGGATTGGGCGACAGCCGTGTAGTTCACGTTTTGTGCCGCACCGTTGACAGCGCCGTTGGTGCGCGTGCCCGTGGCGAAGGTCGGAACTTGCTGGGTGAACATGACTTTCATGCCCGCCATGTCCCGGAGTTTGGAGTTGTTGCCAAACGTGCCGAGGATTTCAGCTTGCGTGTTGTTCGCCGGGCGGATCGTTTCCGCGACGTATTTGCCGAGGATCGACATATCCGAGTACGGCAGGATCGCGAACATTTCGCCATCCGGCACGCCTTCTTCCTTCAGACGGACGTAGCCGTCGAGAAGTGCCTGGATATCGTCTACAGCCGCGCCGGGAGTACCGACCCAGTTGTTGCCAGCCAGCATGGTGCTGGAGAGCAGGGCGGCGTCCACTTTTTCGCCAGCGTTTTGGCCGATGGCGCGCAGGCGGTCGTCACGGAGAGCCATGTCTTCGTCGCGAATGTGCGCGAAGTCCTCGAACGTGTAGTCCAGCGTGATACCGCTGTTGAGTGCGTAGATTTCCGCACCCAGGGCAGTGTCCTGCTGAGCCGCCGAGAGGTCAGCGATGGTGCCGGTCCAGGCCCGCGTATTGAAGCGGGGCGGAACGCGCTCAATCACTTGGAAGCGGTTCGTGGGGGAGATTTTGGATTGCGACTTGTCCTGCCAGCGCAGGAGTTTGGACGCGAAAAGGGTGTTCTCCATCGCCGCGCAAATGGCGTCGGTGACGAGAGCAAGCTGCGGTTGACTGTTGGCCATGTGATGTTACCAGACGTTGTTTTGAGCCTTGAGCATTTTCTCGTAGCGGGCATCAGCTTCTTTGGTAAACTGACCGTTTCCGCCACGCGGCTGCTCGGGGGTGGGTTGAGCTTTTGTGACTTTCGCCGCCACCTTTGCCGAACTGGCGAGACGGGCGGAAATCTTTCCAAACTCAAGGGTTTGGTCCATCGGCTCCATGGCCGTGATCTTTTCCAGCAATTCCGGGTGCTGGCCCAAATGGTAGAACACGTCTTCCGCGTTCTCCAATTTCACCAGCCTTTGTAAAGCCTGCGGTGACGGCGGCATCGCTTCAAGAGCGTTCTGCACTACTTCTTCAAAATCGTTGTACTTGTCAACACCCCGTTTACCGACAGAATCGGCAGTGGCGGCGAGACTTGCCATTTCGACTTGTTGACGCGCGCTTTCCGTGTGCTGCATCGTAGCGTCACGAGCGGTCTTTTCGGCCTTTTGAGCGATATAAGTCTCAAAATCCTCGTCGTATTTGGCCTTGGCTTCTTCGTACTTGGGGTCCCAGCGGCCAAGCTCGAAATCGTCGGCCTTCGGGCGCGTCGGGGCTTTCACCGCATCATCTGCGGCGTTTTGTCGCGGGGCAGCTTTGGACGCGGCAAGTTCTTGCTCAAGCTGGGCAACGCGAGCGATGGCGTCGTCTGCCTGTTTTTTGGCCCGGCGTGCGAAAAATGCCTCACGGGCAGCCGCGCGCTTGGCGGGGTCTTCCTCTTGGGCCGCTTCTTCCTTCACGGGCTCTTTGGGCTCGTCAACCTTCGCAGCCTTAGCAGCTTCCGCTTTGGCGGCGTCTTCCACCTGCTGCGGGACCACAAACTCTGCGGGGTTGCTTTCGTTCTCAGAGAAAACGACTTCGTTGGTTACTTCTGTGTTATCAGTCATTGTTAGTCTTTGCCTCCACTGGCTTTGGAATCGGGGTCTTCTCGATTTTCTCGATTTCAGCGAGAACTTTTGCAGTCTGGGCGAGGATCAGGTCCATACGCTTATCCATTTCCTGCATTTTTGCGGTAGTCATGCGGGCGTCGTCTTCCGCTTTCAGGGCGCGCTCGTAAGCCTGGGTCTTTTCGGACTCGGCTGTGGCACGCGAAGCCTCGGCAGCGGCACGGCGCGCTTCCGCGTCGGCAAGCTTCTTGTCGATTTCCGCCTGGGCGTTCGCAAATTCCATTTCCTGCTGCTTCTGAGCAAGAGCGGCCTGCTGTTCTGCGGCGGCGACGGCTTCCGGATCGTCCTTGTCCAACACTCCCGAACGCTCGCGGAGAGCCTTCGTGAGCTTGTCGGTGCCAGGAATATTCAGAAGCTCGATCAGTTCCGGCGCGACCAACCCCATGAGTTCGGGATTGGAATTGAACATGGTTTCGTAGAAGGCAATGGCTTGTGCTCGTTGCGTATCCGCGCTAGGGCCTGTTGAAGCATCCACGGCGTATCGCCCGAGAGTAATATCTTCGCTCTCAGGATTATCTGGATCATTGAGGATCGCGTCCTTGGCCTTGCCGTCGTCACCAATGATTTTCGCGACGCGCGGTCCATCATATACGCTTGGGATGATCTGGTTGACGAGGCGGTAGACTTCTTTTTTCGCAGCCAGCACCATTTCGTCGTAAATCATGCCGCCGTTGTCAGCGATGTTCTGCTGTTGTTCCAGCGCGACGCCGGAGTGCGGAGTAGAGCCCTCCAGGCCGACGAGGCCGGGTTTCAGGCCGAAAATATCGTAAATAGACTGCTGGGCAGCCTGGGTTTCGATGATTGCCGCTTGGTCAACAACGGGAGCTTCCACCTGTTCCGGCTTCGGCCCACGCCATTTAAGCACGCCGCCACGCATTTTGTGCGCGTTGCGATACGCCGCTTCCTGTTCAGCAGAGAGCGCGTCTTCCTGCGCTTCGTACTGAGCGCGGTTACGGTAAACGATACGCTCGATACGGTCGGATTTGACGTAGTTGTAGAAGCTGAGCGCGTCTTTGGCGAAATTAATCATGCCGTAGCGCTCGATACGCTCTCCGACCATGAGCATCCAGCCAGGGCAGCGCACGATTGGCACGCGGTCCACGGGGAGTTCGTAGGGCTTGCCCAGGATTTGAGCGCCGTTTGTGACGATACCGCGGGCGTACTTGACCTTGGAGTCGCGCACGATGGGTTGGCCGTTGGGGCGGATCACGACGGTATGCACACCGCCAGCGCCATCCGGCATCCCAAACGTCATGGGGTCTTTGCCCGTGATATCCACAGTTTCGCCGTTGGTGAGCATGGCGAGCGTTCGGGTGCGCTCATGCATCGTCCAGACCGTTGCGATCCTTACGGTATCTTCGTTAATCCAGTCGCCGTAGCCGATGGTCTTGTTGGTGCCGATGGTGAGGGGCAGCGTAATGCTGTTGGCGGGGTTGGAGCCAATGTCGGCAAGCTCAGCGTCGGGATAGAGCACCTTGAAGTCGTCGCGCGACAGGATCGTCTCTTTCATGACGCGGCGGGCGTCACGTCCAGTCGGTTCGGTGGACAGGCCATCCCAGATTACGGCCCAGGGGTTGGCGTCGGTCTTGATGAAAATGTCGGTGTCGAACACGTCGGCGTTGGCGTACTCGATGCAGACTTCGTAGTTGCCGATGCCAGCAATAAGCTGGTTTTGAGAAATAATCCCGTCCACAGTGGGGATATCGGAATTGCGCTCAATATTGCGGGTCAGGCCCTCACGGATGAAGGCGATACTGTCATACTGCTTTCCCGCACTGATGGGGAGGATACGTGGGCCGATGCGACGCCGAGCGCGTGCTCCGAGGCGATCACGAAGTAGCGACGGAACCATGTTGAAGGTCATCGCCGGAATATTGTTTTCCGTGCGCCACGCATAGTCTGCGGCAGGCCACTGGTAGCCAGCGGCGTAGCGGGTGACGTCAATACCGCGGTCACGGTTTCGGGCGTCGGCATCCAAGTCGTCCTGACGCCACTGACGCACTGCCGCGCAAAAGCTTTCCTCGTCTTTGAAATCTTCAAGCGTCAGGGTGTTTGTGGTTACCAGGGGCATCTTAGCTCATCCACGTAGAACCGAGGGGCGGAAGACCGGGAATATTCGGCAAATTATCAACAGGTCGCCCGTTCGTACCCATTACGGGTACATAGTTCAACGCCTGCACATATTCGTCGGCATAGGTCAGGGCCACGGCGTCAAAGAGGTCGTGGGATCGGGTCTTGAGCTTGTTTTTCGGCACCAACTGGAAGTCGCCTTCCTGGTTGATGTACGTTAGCTGCGGCGAACAGAAGTCGGACGCAATTTCATCCTCATCCGGAATATCCAGGCCCTCTACGGAGGCCAGGGCATCACGCAGGCGCATGGCCATTTCAGCCTTACGATTCTTCGGACCCGGCTTGTCCGGACGCCTCAGTTTCGCCTGACTCGTCGCCCCAAAATTCACTGGCCGAATGATCTGTGAGTACCGCGTGTCGTCTCTCAGGCTGGACGAAATCGCGTCGCCGTTCCCGCCCCCACCCGCGTCGATATAAACGCGATCCGGCTTGTGGTCCTCGATGACAGCTCTGACCCATTCCAGGCCCTCGTTGAATTTTACCTTCGTGCGATGCTGGACGGAGATTACTTTCCGGCCCTTGCGAATCGCGATGGTGAAACGGTCGCCTCCCATCGACGCGGGGTCAACCCCGATAACCACCGCCCCGTGGGCCAGAATATTGGCCTTGCGGGCTCTCTGAACGTCAACAGGTGATACAAAGGA